TGGCTGATCACACTGATCAGTCTGGTAGCTCTGTTCTGGCCTTCATCGGGGAAGCACCAGGCAGATACGAAATCGGCAAACAACAGGTCTTCATCGGTGCATCGGGACAACTCCTGAATGCTGTCTTAGACAGCTACGGAGTCGCACGAGAAGAAGTCTTCCTGGGGAACGCTACGCTGTGTCATTATCCAGACAGTATGAAGAAACTCCCGGAGGAGGCCATAGAAGCATGTCGCCCTCGACTGGAAGAAGAACTCCGGACTGCTGGCGTGACTACTGTTGTGCCGATGGGGAACTCTGCGATCAAGGCCGTAGCTCCAGAGCTAGCCAAGAAGAGCGGAATCACCAAGCTCCGCGTAGGCCGACCCAAGTCCCTGCCGCCGCTTCAGGAGTCCGCCACTTCACTCCTGATGGTCCCGACGTTCCACCCGGCTGCCTGCCTACGGGGCCAGGAGAAGTTCCCCCAGATGCTTACCGATATAGGTAAGGCTGTCAGTGCGGAGAACCTTCCTGATCTCTGGTACGAGCCTGACATTTTTGTCATCACTCCAGACAAAATGCCTAGCACCATCATCCATGCGATGACCAACCCCAATCTGCTGGCATTCCTGGATATTGAGACCGGTCGAGAAAAGGATATCTCATACGGCAATGTGCACATGGAGCGCATGTTGTGTGTCGGTATCGGCATTGAGGGCGAGGACTCTGTCTTTGTTTTCACTGAAGAGTGTTTCGAAGATCCTATCTTCCGTGAATACTTCATGGCATTCCTGTCCACCAATAAACTTGGCGCACAGAATGGGAAGTTTGACCTTGGTGCGTTGCGAGCGTACTTAGGATATCCAGATTTCCAGGGACCGATCCTCTCTGAAGACACCATGTTGCAGAGCTATGCGCTGCATGAATACGCAGGAGTACATGGTCTTGAATACATGGGTATGGAGCTATTGGGTACCCCTGACTGGAAGCATGACATCGCTCCTTACCTTAAGGGTCCAGATGGAAAGCAGCCAACTGACTATGCAAATATTCCTAAGGATATTCTCTACAAGTACAATGCGTTCGACGTGCACGCTACCCGACTCCTTCATGTCTACTTTGACGCAGAAATTAGACGACGTGGAGGAGGTATAGAAGATGCCTACAGATTCATGCTCAGGGTGTCCAACATGCTCACCCTCGTTGAACCTAGAGGTTTGGGATTTGATGTCGCCTACTCCCAAGAAATTGCTGACCAGCTCCAAGGCGAACGTGAAGACCTTGAGCGAGGTTTGCCAATCGTATGCAACCCTGAGGCCAAAGGAAAGCATCTTAGAGTCCCACACAAGCTCAACGTCGACTCCCCAGACCAGGTCCTCAAGTACTTCAAAGACAATGGAGTAGACCTTGAAACAACCGAAGCAGATACATTACGGGTCTTACTCGACGACCCAAGGTTACCCGAAAGTGTCAGGGCTACTACCCAACTTATCCTTGACATCCGAGCCATCACCAAGATGGACGGTACGTTCGTTACTGGACTCCGTAAAAGAACTACGGCAGAGGGAACTGTACACCCGTCCTTTCTTATCCACGGAACAACTTCAGGTCGACTCTCAGCTCGCAATCCCAACAGTCAAAATATCCCTCGCGCTGAGCAGATTAAACGTCAGTTCATTGCACGCAGTGAAGGTCGAACTCTCGTTGGAGTCGACATGTCACAGGCTGAACTTAGGGTACTTACTTGGCTTGCTAAAGAAGAGCTAACCCGTGACATTTTTAACGACCCCACTAGAGATCTTTTTGTGGAACTGTGCCGTAGTATGTTCCCTAATCTCTTTAGTGGTCATCCCGACAGTTACGTTAAGAAGCATCCAATCCGCCCTTTGGTTAAAGGTTTTGCTTATGGCATTGCCTACGGTCGTACTGCTGCTGGCATTGCTGCTGACCCTGAATTCAGCATGACGGTTCAGGAAGCACAGAAGCACATGAAGGTGTTTGAGAAGACAGTTCCCAACATCATTGCATTCCTGGAGAATGCCGCTGATCAAGCATGTCGGGGCGAGGCTCTGGTGACTCCACTCGGGAGGCACCGTCGATTCTTCCTGGTCACTCCACAGAACAAGCACGCAGTGCGTAATGAAGCAAAAAGCTTTTACGCTCAGTCTATCGCCAGTGACATTGTCCTAGAAGCTGCCTGCCGACTGACCAAGCAGGGTGTCTTCATTGTGAACCTGGTGCACGATGCAATCTATGCAGACCATCCCATCGATGAGGCTCCACAGGTTCGGGACCTTATCTCTAAGACAATGATTCAGGTAGGTGAAGAGGTGACCGAAGGCTACGTGCGGTTCGCCACGGACGGTAAGATTGGTCGGAGTTGGGCAGATGTCTGATGGACGCTAAAGCGTATATGGGACCAGGTCCACAGATCATTGTGGCTATCAAAGATGGTCCAATGGTCAGAGTATATACCGGTATTGTGATGGATGGCAGCATATCTATTGGGACTGAAACTATGGACGTCGACTACGGAATGATGACGCACGTTCAGCCAACAGGTAGACGTACCATCAGGCTAGAAGTTGAATTCGTCCTTGATTACCAAGGCGCACAGATGAAGACCTGGGCAGATATTAAGAAGCCGGAGGAAATCGATGCCCCTAAACCTGCCATCGAAGCCGATTGAACCATTCAACGTACTGGCATTCGACCCTGGGGGTACCACTGGATGGGCCAATGGATTCCTACCTGGTCCTATTCTTCCAGACGATACAGTAGATCTTTCAGACATTAAGATATCAGCTGGAGAATTCGGTCCAAAGGCGCACCACGAGGAACTGTATCAATTCATTCACGACGCATACCGACCTGGATTTGAACTAAGTGTCCTTGAACAGAGAGATCCTTTCTACGAAGAGAGTGAGGTTGAGATAGTCTTTGAACCATTCCACTACCGACAGAACGTCGTTGAGGATGGTGGGAAGTTCCGAGGTAAGGTAGAGCTAGTCAGCGCTGAGTACATTGGTGTAATCCGGTTGGTCTGCGCGCAACTCGGACTCAGCTACTACGACAGATTCACACCGGGCGAAGCTAAGGCATATGTAACTGACGAAAAGCTTAGTCGTTTAGGTTGGTTGCAGACTCCCAAGCATCCAATGCGTCACCGGAATGACGCATTGCGGCAGCTCGTCAAGTACCTTATAGTCAAAAAGAAGATACAGCATCCTATTACTACAGCTTGGAGGATCTGACCGTGCGCCAGGTTGTGACGGAACACGACATGTGGATTGCCATGTACGACTACCTTACTATACAGTTGAATGGCTACATGAAGAAGTCGTACCCAGAAAGTGAAGAGGTCATTGACGGTCTCATCGAGAACTTTAACGACGAAGTTGTGAGACTCGATTCAGACTGGATGGAGCAGCGTCTCAATAACGGTGTCAGTATTCTTGGTGCTGCGCTCACTAGCTGTATGCTGAATGGTTGTGATGAGGTACACAATCACAACTTCATGCGGGAATTCATCAACCTTATTTGGGATCTTCGTACACTCACCACAGAATGGTTGAATGAGAATGGCACGACAGTCGGGTTCTCACACAACTAACAGACAGTTCTTCCTACCAGAGTGGATTAAAGGCGTACACTACGCTGGAAGTTGGCATGAAGTTAAAGAGGGAACCTTTAAGGAGGGAGTTCCCTCAGCACATGGTCTGATTTCAATCTATCAGGACCCTTATGATGATCAGCTTTGCTTTGTCAAAGCTCCCATTACTGGGTATCGAATGACACATAGAGAATTCAGACCGGTAGTGGTACAGACAATTATGGAGGCACCAGACGACGGAGATCAAGAATCTTGGTAGTAGACTAGGCCCCGAAAGGGGCCTTTTCTCTGCTCTACCCAAGACAACTGAATAGGGGAAGTAATGGTTCGGGCAGCTTACTCACTGGCGACATTGTTAGGGCAGATCAATGCTCGCTATCCGTACCGGGACAAGACATCTGACGGTGGTATCGGAGATACTGCACACGCCGCCCGCATTTCAGATCATAATCCAGATGCCTCAGGTGTGTATCACGCTTACGACTTTGACCATGACCCTGACTCTAATGGTCTGGATTGCTACACTTTAAAGCGTGAGTTGATTGGCAGCTTTGACAGCCGTATCAAGTACATCATCTTCATGCGTCGGATTTGGTACGCATCGTCGCGTCGTGAGGAATACTACAGCGGAGTCAATGCACACGACCATCACTTGCACCTTAGTGTGGTCGGTGGAGCCGTCGGAGATGAATCCCGTAGATGGGTTCTTCCATTCCTGTCAACGACTAACAACGTTACCGTCTGGACTGGCGGCACGTATTGCCAGTATGGCGATCGTGGAGACCGAGTGATGCGTCTCCAGCAGCATATGACAACGGCCTATCGGGGGTATAATCCGTACGTGGCTACTGGTTTCTACGGAGATGCCACTAAGGCAGGCATTGCTGAGTTCCAGGATCGGGTAGGAATCACTGGCCCTGATGCTGACGGAACTATTGTGGGACCTCGAACGATGCAAGACCTTATCCAGCGTGGATTCCGGCCGTAGTCCAATCACTACCCGCAGGCTGCGGACGCTGTCGAGGATCAGTGTGGATTCCTTCAGCGTCCCATCCACTACCAGGTCTAACTACGCGCTCCCGGTCTCTGTGGATTCCACCAGTGACCCACTCATCAGCCAACGAGAAGTCAACCTCAGGGAACAGCTCGATAAGCAACAGGCTCGCTATAGCGGTAAGCTGAGCTGCACCAGCAAGACGAATAGCAGCAGTACTCAACAGAGCACTACTTATCACCAAAGAAACTGCACCAGGCTTAACGATTACGCCAGCCGCAGAGAGAACACCAGTAGCCGTCAGAGAGACTGCAGCAAACTCTACCGCAATGCCACCAACGGAAAGTGAAGAGAGGGCAGTGAGTTGAGTAGCCCCAAGGACGACTCGAACAGCACTAACCAAGAGGGTGGAAGTAACCCCAAGGTTAGAGGCGCCACCGCTTCCAGTGCTCCCATTTACACTCAGAGTCCCAACCGCTACAAGTGGGACACCTCCGACGCCAACATTGGCTATACGAATTCCATCAGAAGTCAGGGTGCAGAGGGCAGTGAGAGAAGCGGCCCCCGTCGTAATCCTGACCGTAACTCCCGCCGTCAATACTGGAACGACGGAGAGTGTTACTGAGCCATCGGTAGAACGCAGACCGATCGAAGATAGAGTCGAAACTGCCGATAGAGAGACGGCACCAAAAGCCAAGAGCTGGCCAGCAACGGTCAGAGATTGAGCTGTAGTCAGAGATGTAGAAGCTCCGACAGCACCAACAGTGACACTGAGCGTGGCAGTTGCAGAGAGTGCTACCGCACCGAATGCTCCCAGCCCACCAGAGACAGTGAGTGCAGGACTGGCAGCCAAGGATACGGCCGCAGGTAGTGTCAAGAATGCAGCGGCAGAAAGTGTCGGAGCAGCCGTAAGAGTAACTGCCCCAGAGGTAGTACGAATGCCTGCTACAGATAGCGTACTTGTGGCTGCCAGAGTAGTAGCCGCAAAGGCATCCAAACGACCTGTGATCGACAATGCACTACTGACCGACAAAGATACTGCGGCAGCCTCGGTCTGAGTGGGACCGGCAGAGAGCGTAGCTGTAGCTGTAAGCGTTGTGCTGGCTGGCTGAGAGACAGCACCA